GCTCCAGGGCGGAGGCGTGACCACATCACCAACCCTTCTTCGCCTAGAAGCTTCATCTTGTCCTTCAACGCCTGCGCACCGCCCTGGAGCTTCTCGAACTCCTCAAGCAGTTCCCGAGCCGATGGCCCAGCGTCGCGGAACGCGCCAATGAGCGCCCCTCCGAGCGCGCCGACCGCTATGCTCACTCCAAGTGTCGCGGGCGCGAAGGCCGCGCCTATCGCGGCGCCTGCCGCCGCGCCCGACATGGCCCCGCCGAGCACCCGTTCGAGGTCCGTCCCTGTCCCTGTCCCTTCGATGACCCCAGCGACGCCGCCGACGAGGGCCGAAAGCTTCTGTCCGCCTGTCGCCGTGCCGCCGACGTTCTCGGCGTACTTACGCACGGCGATCAACGCTTCGCCCCAAGCGGAAATCACTCGGCCAATTCCCGACACGGCGAGGCCAGTAAACCCGTTAATCGCTCTACCCGCTTGCTGGATGCTGTCGCCGACATCCAAGATAGTCGCTACTTGACGCCTCCACTTCTCAATCGCGGCCTCGTTCGCTCGATCCTCCGCCTCACGCATGTCGCGCCAAGCCTTGCCGATCATGGCAGGCGTCGACGTGCCCATTTCTAGAATCTTCTTGTACGTGATGCGAGCCTTCTCCGCGAGGCGATCAAGCTCGAGCTGAGGAACGAGACCGGCTTCGCGCATCCGCATGAGAATGGTCGACGGCTCGAACTCCATCAGCTCGGAAACGTCCAGCGCCTCCTGAAGCGGACCAGACAGCGCGACGCCCTTGTCCTTCAAGTCTTTCAACTGTTTGCCAAGCTCCTGAAGCTTCAACGCCCCGATGCTGGCGACGCCTCCCATGAACTGAATGGCGTCGGAAGTCAGTTGAAGTTCCTGATTCAAGTCATCAAGAGCGACCGCGGCGTCCTGAACTTTCTCCAGATAGTCTGGAAGATTCCGAGCCTGCGCCGTCGCCAGCACGTCGTTGAAGGTCCTCGATCTGTTGATAAAGTCCGCAAGGGAGTCGACCGCTGCCTGCGTCGTGTCCTTGAGACGCATAGAAAACGCGTCGAACCTATCGAGCGCTGGTTGAAGTGCCTCAGGGATCTCGCCGCCACGCTCCCGAACCTCGGCCAGATGCTTTCCGACCTTCTCTAGCGCCGGTATTGATAATTCGAACGCGCCGCCGATCGCCGTCACCTGCCGCGCTACCTCAGATAGGCCAACATCTATGCCGGCGAGCTCGGCCGTCTTGCCGACCGTCTTGTCGAGAACGTCGAACACCTGCTGCTGCGATGCGGTGAGCTGCCCTCCCTTGTCGATGATCGCCTGTAGCGCTCCGAGCCACTCCTGCTGCATCTTCACCGGGAGCCCTTCCGTGTCGCCGCCCGCGAAAAGTGAAAATCCCTCGGCCTGCACGCTGAGCTCGCGGAGCGACTGTCGCATCTTCGCCGCGACTTCCGCCGCTGTTACGAACGACTTGACGAGGTCGTCGGTTCCTCCCTTGCCCTTCTCGAAGACCTTAGTCCTTCTCTCCTCGGCGTCGGCAAGGATGTTGAGCTCATAATGCAGGAGCGGGATGCCTTGATTCCGCAGCAGGAGCGCCTCTTTGCCGACCTGCCCCATGACAAAAGCGTTCCGCCGTTGCGAATCCGACAGCGACTCCCAGCGCTTCGTCAGCTCGGCAACATCCCTAGCCAACGCCGCGCCGGTGACGTTGTCCGTCCACCGCTGTGTTTCCTCGGCCATTGCTTGGAGATTGGCCACAACCTTCTCGCGCATGTCGCGAGCTGCCTGCCCAATCCCGAACATACGGCGGACCCAGTTGTCTTCATCCTGTTGAGTAAAAAACTCTACAGCCCCCATTTCCTTTCCAGCTTTCCAGCGTGCCCATGTATCGCTGACCGCCTTGCTGAGTTCCCCAAATGAAAACGCAAGTGCCGTGATGGCTACGAGGGCAGGTCCGCTTGTCAGTGCGAGTAGTGCCGTACCGAGAAGACCCATCGCGACCGTCGTCGCCCCCGCCGCTATCCTAGTGACGTTCAAGGCCGCCGACGTCAGGCCCATGGCCGCGGTGAACCTCGTCATGACCCCCGTTACGAAGGTCGTGACCGTGCCGAGAAGACCCTTGGCCGTTGTATACAGCGTCGTCGCCCCAGTCGCCGTCCGCTGGACCGCAGTCTCGAGCCCGACCATCGCGAGCAGCGACATCGTCTCCTTGACAAGAAACGACGTGATCCCGGCGAGAGCCGTCTTCGACGCCGTCGCCATTGCCGTCACGCCCGTCGCGACCCGCTGCGCTGCCGCGAGCAGCCCGGTGCTGGTCGCCAGCGTGAGGACCGCTCCCTCTGCTTTGACAATCGCGCCTGTCCAGAAAGTCGTCGCGATGGTCATGGAATCCGTCGCGATAACATACGCTCCGATGACCACCGTCGTGTTACTGATGGCAAAAATCAGCTTGTCGATGTTCTGAACAGCCGGGACTATGTTCTTCGTGAGCGACGCAAGGCCTCCTGCCCCCTGGACCCAGTCGGCCATCTTAGAGGCAACATTCCCGATTGGGCCAGCCGCCGCGTTGGCTGCCACCGTGACGCCAGTGATCCCGGCCCCGGCGAGAAGAGCCGTCTTGGAAATCTGCTGGAGCCACTCAGGCATCTGCCGCCATGCCGCGATCACGCCGGCAGCAGCGTCACGAACGAGGTTGAATGCGTCCTTGAGGAACGTCCACGACGCCCGCGCGACCCTCACGACCGTGTCAGTAATCTTGAACTGGTCGTTCAAGTCCACAAGCCAGTCCCAGAAACCCTTTACCGTGTCGATGACGGACATGATCGCGTTCTTCAACGGGACTATGCCTTGCGCGGCGTAGCTCACGCCCTCGGCGAACTTGTCAATCCCTTTCGTCAGCGTGTCGATCAGCCCCTGACCCTTGTCGCCAAACGCCTCCGCTATCGCGTTGGCGACGTCGTCGAACGCCTTCATCACGGCGGGCGAACTGGCTATCGTCTTGCTGAGCGTGTCAACCCAATCCCCGACGGCGACCTGTGCCTGCTGCACGCGCTCTTTGAATGACAATTGCGACTCGCCGTACAGCTCGAGCTTTTGTCGCGCGGCCTCCATGATGGCGTTCTGCGCGGCCAAGGTTTGACCATGACGGTTTAGTTTATCTACCGTCGTATCTAAACTCGCCGCAAGCAGTTTCTGGTGCTTTTCCAGGTCGACCACGAGTCCGGACTGACGGATAAGACGCGGCTGCCCGGTCGTCAGCGCCCTGAACAGCTTGTCGAGCTCCGTCGCCGCGTCCGTCCCTGCCGCCTTCCCCATCTCTCTGGAAACGCTGCCGAGCGTCTTCATGTCCGCCGCAGTCAACTTCACGCCGGCCGACAGAGCGCGATTTGCTGACTGCATCAATTCAAAACTGTCAACTGTGCTCTTGACCCCCTCCGTCAGGCCACCTAGCAACGCGTCGCCGGTCTCCCCGATTGACACCGCGAGCTTGTCGAACGCCTCCTCGACACCAAGGATCGTCGAGCCCTTTTCCCCGAGAAGGACAATGCCCGCCGCGATCCCGCCTATCGCGCCGACAATGGCAGCGGAACCGATGACTAGGCCCTTCGTGATCCCGTCGAACTTGGAGCCGATAGAGTCCAGCTCCCTGTTCACGCGGGCAGCGGTCTTCGTGATCTCCTCGCTGATCTCGATGTTCCCCTGAAGGGTTCCTATGTCAAAGATTCCGGCCATTGTCCTTTTTCTTTGAGGCTTGCGTTATGCCCGTCCATCCACGCCAGGAGGACCGTCTCCATGTACTCGACCGTCTGCGCTGGCTCCTCCGGCTTCGCCTCCTCAGAGTCGAAACTCAGCACGAACCGCTCGATCGGCAACCCGTCCGGGTGCGTTTTCGGATCCCTGTGGATGTTGAACAGCATCTGGGCGATGTACGCGAGCTGGTAGACCTCCCTGTCGAGTGGTTCCAGCTGAGTGAAAATCCTCCAATCCTCGAACGTCTTCCACTGGATCTCCTGCAGCATCCCGTAGACGTCGGGACGCCGCATGTGCGCCGCTAGGCGGAAGGCGAAACGCTTTAGGGCGTCCCGCCTGAAGAGTTTTTTGCGTCTTCCTCAACCTTCCCAGCGGCAACCGCCTTCAGCTTCTCCTTGTCCGTCCCGGCCGCCTCGAGGCTGTCCGCTGACTGCCGGAGCACGGCGATAAGAGCGCCGAGCTTCGTCGGGTCCTCCCCGGCTTCCTTCAAGCGGTCTTGGAAATCGAACGGCTTCTTCTCGACACCGTTGAGCTTGAGGATCTCCTCGGCGACCTTCTGGATGACCATGTTGTTCTTCTTCTTGAGCATCTCCATGTGGCTCAACTGGCCGATGCGCTTACCGTTCGCGTCGACGAGGCTGTCCACGATCATCCTGAGGCCCGAGTTGAACTTCGCCGCCGTGTCGTTCGACTTGACGTACTCGAGCATCGTCCCGGCGTTGATGGTCCCTATCCTAATGCTTCCACCCCACTCCGGGACCTCGACGGTCTTGAACGCCGTGTCGTCGACCCTCTCGATATCGTCGATCCCGAGCAAACCCCTGAGTTCCGCTGCCATTTCCGGATTTTGTACTGTCGCCATAATGCGCCGCCTCCAGAGCGGCTGGTTGAAAATGTGCCCCTCCCGTATTGTCGCCGTGACGGGAGCGCCCCGGTGGTAGCGCCGAAACCCACCGAAACGCCTGGGGCCGACGGCCTGGAAGACGCGTGTGGCGCGCCTGACCTCTTTACGTCGGAGAGTCGGTCACGGGACCGGCCCACGCCAACGCACACGTCACTCCCTGAATCGAATCGACCGGCGCCGGATCGAACACGAACTGCTGCACGCGCGCGTTGCCCGAGCGCTTCACGCCCGAGGGGAACGCGAACTGCCAGCTGTTCGGGATGTTGCCGTCGATGTCCGCGATGATGGCAATGTGCGTCGCGTCGGACCCGACGTAGTTGATGTGGAACCCCGGATCTCCCTGACGGAGAATGCCCAGGACGAAGCTCTCTGAGCCGTCGTTGTGCGTCGACGTCTCGAGCTTATTCCTGCTCTTCCCTGCCGGCGTCACGCTCGTGAGCTCCCCGACCGTGACGTACGACGTGGTGTTGATGCCCGCCGACCTCTTGACGAGTATCCCTGTTGCTGCTACTGCTAGACTCATTGTGTCTGTCTCCTATGAGGGTGTCTTCAATGTCTCGACGTTGAACACGAATTGAACACGACCCTTGGTGTCCAGACCAAGAGGATAGGGTTCCTGAAGCGGGTTGACCTGTATGTAGGTCGTGCCGCTTATCACGGTATTGACGAAGCAAAGCGCGTTGTAAGCCTGATACGCGAGCGCGAGGGAGTCGACCGTGTTCGGCGCGTGCGCGATCACCTGTAGCCCCGGCCGCGCGTACCGCGTCGCAGCTCCGGTATTGTGGACGCGCCACGGCGCGCGTCCGCCGTATTCCCGCATGGTGATGAACTTCTTTCCAGCCTCATCCGGAAGCACGGGCTTCATGCCGACGAGGATCAAATCCGTCACCCCTTGGGCGACCAGCCTCGACTTGATCTCGTCGGTGAAGCTCATCCGAATATCCTCATGACAATCCACGTCGCGCCGAGCAACGCGAAGCTCAAAAACAAGATAACGCCGAAAAAAGCCAGTACCAATGAAAATGGCAACTCTGTCAAGTAATCGGGCCGACGTGGCGGTAGTGGCGAAAAAGACATCAGACGATCACCTTCTCGACCCCCGCGCGCCGCGCGATGCGGTCGCCGAGGAAGCGCTCAGACTCGTTCATCACCGACTCGAGGAACTTCGCTTCGCCGACCGGGTGGATCGCGTCGAGGTTCTCGTGGAGCGGGACAATATACGTCTCGACCAGCTCGCCGGTCTTCGGGTTCGTCTCACCCTGCGCGGCGTACGCCAGCGCGGCCACGACGCGGCCGGGCCTGATGTCCGGCCCGAGCACCACGGCGCTAAGTTCCGCGGCATGCGTGTCCTTCGGTATCCGGCGCTGCGACTCCGGCTTCTCGATCTCGTTCAGCTCGTCGTAGAGCGCCTGACCCACGACTCGTGGGTACTCCTGCGCGAAGCGTAGCAGGCGGCCCTTCATGTACGAGAGGCCTATGAGTTTAGCCATCAAAAAGATCCTCGATGAACTGGATTGGGGTCCGGCAGTTCCTCAGGTTCAGGCGTCGGGACGGAGCCCTCGCGCAAGACGCGAAGCTTCGGCGCGACGGGCTTCGGCGGGACCTCGAAAGGATCCCGGAGCTGCTTCTCGCCCTTCCAGAGCGGCTGCGATTTGGTCTTGAAAACCCCCTCCACGACAGCGGCGAACGCGTCACCGATGTTCTTCCAATCGAACCGCGGCTCGGCGGCCCGGTCGAGGCCCTTCTGCGACCACCACCGACGCGTGATCGGGTCCGAGTACAGCTCCTCGAGCCCAACGACGTAAGCCTCTCGGTCCGGCAATCCGCCGATGACGTTGATCGAATTGTGCGTGCAGATGTTCCCCGTGCACGGGACGAGGTACGCCGCGCCGCGCGCCCAGTCCCCGAGCGCAGACCAGTTCCCCGCCATCGCGACGCAGCCGCAGGCCATGGCCTCGAGCGACGGTAAATGAAAACCCTCGCTCTGCGACGTCGACATGTGGACGTCAAACGCCGAGTAGAGCCGCGCGAGCGTCTCCTCTGTCTCGCCCTTCCTTGCCTCGGGCGAGGAGACGATCACGCGGGACTGTATCTTCAGGTACCGGACAAGCTGCTCGAGGTCGAAGGCCATCTCGCCTGTCGGCGCGCAGTGGACGAAGAGGTACGCGTCGCGCCTATCGTACTTCTTGATCCACTCCGCGAAGTACATGAGCGTCAGGTCGAGGCGCTTCCGTGGCTGGTTGCGTCCGACGTATCCGGCGAGGAATGCGTTCTCCGGTATCGGTAGCCCCAGCCAACGCCGCGACTCGGCCTTGTCGTACGGGTGATAAATGTCGCGATCGACCCCGAGCGGCACGACGGCCGCCGGTCCCTCGTAGCCGCCGAGCTCCGCCTCGAGACGCCCGAACTCGGTCCAGAAGACGGTCAGGGCGAGAGCGTTCATCCCCAGTTCCTTCATCGTCTTGCCCGACGCTGTGCCGCCGCGGCAGTTCTTCCCGTCCACGGGGACCGAGGCGACGATGGGGATCCCCGTCTCCTTGAGCACCTCCGTGTAGTACGGGACGTTCCACGGGTCGTTCTGCACGACAACCACGTCCGGCCGGGGCATCGGCCACGCGCCGTCGATCCCGCACGCCTCGGGATTCGTGAGCCAGAACGGCAGCGCCTGCTCCAGCCTGCCGACGCCCCACATGTCCTGGCCCGGCCAGCAAGGGTAGACGTTGTACGGGTACGGGTGCGGGTCGCCCAGGTAGTTCAGCCCCAGCACCGAACAATCGAACTTGCCGCGGAGCCTATAGTCGAGTCCCTCCATCGTGTAATGCGTAGCACGCGCGAAACCGCTATCCACACACGCGTCGCCGATCCAGAGTAGGCGCTTCATGCTTTATGTTCCTGTCTCCAAGACTTGAGCCAAACCGCAACACGCAACGGAATCCGGATGAACCACAACTTCGCGCGAAGATCGCCGAGCTCAGCCATCTCCTCGCCGTCGCCGACCTCGACGTAACGGAGGATCGGCCTGTAGAAGTGGACGACGCTCATCCGAGAAACACTTCCGTCGCGAACGGTTTCTTCGTCACCGGGTCCCCGAAGCCGCTGAGCGATACGATCAACCCGAGCTTCCCGTCGGGCAGCGTGAACTCGTCGCGCGCGTCCACATCTATGGGCCGCGGGAAGATCAGGCTCGAGGTCGACGTCACCTGCTGTCCATTTAGCCCCGCGACTATACGGACGCGCTTGTCCCAGGTCGCCTTCCGCTTCGTGCCCGCCGCAGGCGTGAACGCCTTCACGCCGTCGTCGCTCTGCGACGTCCAATGGAAATGCACGACCTCGGACTGCAGCCCGAGCGACTGCGTCACGGAGTCCAGAATCGCGACGGCGTTGCTGAGAATGCTCATATCACTACCAAATCCGACTCTGGGTTCTCAGCCAGGAACTTTGCGAACGCCCGCTGGAACCGCGCCAGCCTGTCGCCCGTCATGAACACCTCGTAGCGAACCGTCAGGACGCCATCGGTCGGGAAGTTGATCTGCACGTTGAGGGACTCCTTCGGGATGAGCTCCTCCTCGATCAGATGCTTGATGATGCCGGACGCCGCCACAGAGTAAGCCATCAAATCACCTCGAATTCGAACCGCCCGACCGACTCGACCACCTCATCCGTCAGCCACGACTGCACTAGCAAGTCGTAGACGGCATCCGGTATGACTTGCTTGAAAATCATGTCGTCGCGGAACGTCACGGCGACGGACCCGGCCTTGACCGACGTGATACCTTGCTGCGCGACCTGGTTATTCAGCGTGAAGTCCTGCGCCAGCAATTGCCCGGCGAGCTCCGCCGTCGCGTCCTTCAGCTCCTGCGGGATGACGGTCGACGCGAGTGGGTATCCGTTCCGGGTGAGCATCCCCGTGCGGGGCCACGCGAGCCGCTGCGTCGACGTCGCCGCCGCGCCCGTCCACTGTCGCCGGACGCGGTAATAGCCCGGGTCCCCGGGAGGACCCGGCACGAACGTCTTGAACGGTTGCGCGAGCGCGTCCATCAGACGCGTCGCCATGATCAGAGCCGCCTCAGGGTCCGCGGCCGAGGCCCACGGCGGCACGAGCGCCGTCCTCGTGTCGAAGTACGCGTCGGCCTCGGCCGTCGTGAGATACGAGTTCGAGGTCGCGCCGCCGACCGTCGCGTCGATGACGGCCATCTACCGGCCCAGGCCGCCGAGGACGGCGAGGATGAAGACCACGAGCGACGTCACGAAGCAGCTCCGCGCCGCAAGCGTCGGCTCCTTGAGCGCCGCGTAGCTCCCGAACGCCAAGGCGAGCCCCGACAGGACGATGGGTATCGTGAACACGGCTACTGCCCCGCCGCCGTGGTTTCGAGCTTCGAGGCCGCGGCCTCCAGCCCTGCCTTCACCTCGTCGACCTCTTCCTGGGTCATCTGCGTGCCGATCTTGTCCTTCAGGGCCTGCAGGTCCGCCGCGATCTCGGTCGTCGCCGCGTCAACACGCTGAAGCAATGCTCTGAGATCATCGATCGCTGCCATGATTTTTTCTCCTTGTTTGACTAAAAGTCCGACCTGCTCAATCAAAAGTATGATTGCTGGACTCCAAAACTGCGACCATATCAATAAGAATCTGTTCATCGTCGTTTCCTCTGCGCCGAGGGGTCCCAGACCCTCCGGCCTCGAGGCGACTTCAACTACAGGACGATCGTTGCCTTCTTCGAGGTCCTGTCGTCGACGTGCACGACGACCTCCGTCTCGCCGGACAGCCCGCCGGGCGTCTGCCCCGCGATGTACTCCGGGCCCCACTCCACGGTGTTCGCCTGGTGGGGGCCGAATTTCACCGTCCCGGACTTCCCGAGGCCGGAGCCGCGGATGACGAACTTCCCTTTCGCGTTCGCCGTGACGGTGATCTCGGGCGGCGGGCCCGCCGTCTTCGCCTTTGACGCGGCCTCGACCGCCGCGTCCGCCACCTTCTTCACGGCGTCCGCCACGGAAGACGCCCCTTCGACCGCGGCGCGCTTCTCCGCCGCCGCGGCCTCCGGGGCCGTCACTACCGCCGGTGTCGTGGTTGTGCCCATCTTCTCTTTCTCCTTTCGAGGGGGAAGCTCGCTCCCCTTCCGTTTACGTGAGGGTCCCGATGCAGATCCCGCTGTTGCCGTCGTAGTCCGAGCGGACGCGCGGGATCATGATCGCCATGACCAGGTTGTGGATCGTGAAGCCGTCCAGCGACGTCCACGGGATGACCGTCGGGGTCTGCCCGACGACCATGTCGATGACGTCCGACGTCATCTGCACGAGCGCGACTTTGGTCGCCGGCAGGAGGTCCGCCACGCGGATCGCCTGAAGATTCTCGATCTTCAGGAGCCGTTGACGGATCGTCAGGCCCTGCGACGGGCTCGTCGCGTCGTAGTCGTTGTCAAGGGCGTTCCCGACAACAGTCGGCACGTACAAGCGGTACGGTCCGTACTTCTTGTTGTCCTGGAGCTTCTTGATCATCGCCATGGTCTGCGCGAAGACCGTGGCGCCGACCGGGACCGTCGACCACGCGGCGGCCGTCAGCGTCTCGGCCTCCGCGTTCGGCGCGTTCAGCAACCCGGGGGCCTGGTAGCCGGCGTCCTGGAGCGGCTGTCCGTCCAGCGTCGTCGCGCCGTTGATGGCCGCGTCCTCGATGGCCTCGTTCACGGCGCGTGTGCACTGCTTGACGATCGCCGTGTCGAGCGGCGTTCCGACGCGCTGAGACATCTTCAGCGTCCGGATGTCGATCTCGAACTGGTCGGTCGTCAGGTAGATCGGCAGGCGGTTCGGCGTCACGATGGGCATCTTGTTCTCACCCCTCGCCGACGGTGACATCGTCCTCTGCGCCGCGCCGATCTTGTTGATGGCGTTCCACTCGAGCTGGGCCACCGAGAGCGGGTCGGTCAGGTTGTACGTCAGGCCCGCCGCCATGATGTCGGCCGCGAACGTCAGGCGCTGGAGCCCGACTTCGACGACCGCCTGGTCGATGAGCACCTGCGCCTTGTCCTGCAGAGGACCGAGCGCCCTGAAGGCGAACTCGTTCTCCACCGCCGCCATCATCTTGAAGCCGGGCCGCCGCATGGCCTCGATCGACCATCCGCCCGCTTCCTGAAGCGCCCGCATCACGACATTGGTGAGGGGAGACGTCCCCTTCCAATTCTCGTTGTTACCCGCCATGAATCTCATTTCCTTTGGCTGCGTTTCCATTCGCGTTCTCCTTGTGGGCTAGAGGCCCCCGTGTTAGAGGACCTCGACGCGAATGCGCGTCAGGACCGTGACCGATGGTTTGTTCTCGAGCGCCGTGAACCGCGCGACGGTGGCACCCGACTTGAGCGTGCCGCCGCCGGCCGAGCCGAGCAGCGCGCCGGCCGCGATGTTCTGGCCCGACGCGATCAGGCCCCAGAACGTGGCGCCCTTGTGGCCGATGCTGACCTCGAGGAGGTCCGACGCGATGTAGTTGTCGTCGACCCCGCGGTTCGCCATCGCGTGCTCCGTGGCGATGGCCGGCGGCCCCGCGATGTCCGCCGTCGCCTTGCGCCACCGGATGATGCCGCCGTTGTTGAACTCCTCGACGAGCATGCCAGGAGTGATCGCTTCGCTGCAGGCAAGATCGCCGACTTGCGTGCGCTCGCCTCCCAGGAAGATCGTGTTCGGGTTGAGTCTCGTGATTGCCATGAAAGCCTCTCCTTTTGCTTGGCGCCTTCGCGCCGGTTACTGGGTTCTCTCTCGGAGGGCCTTCAGGCCCGACGCGTACGGGTCCGGCGGAACGTAGCTGTTACGATCCGTCGCATTCGGCTCGCGCGGCACGCCGCGTCCGCTGAAGTCAGGAACCTCGACGCGAGCGTACGACGCGAGCGTCTTCAGTTCATCCGTCGACTTCTTCTTCAGGTCTTCCTCGCTGATCGCCCCGCAGTCCTTCAACTGCGACACGAGCGACGCGCGGATCGTCGCTTCCTGGGCCTTCGCCGCCTCGATGATCGTCTTGTAAGGCGCCGGTGCCCGGGCCAGGAACTCATCTTCCGTCAGTTCCTGCTCCGACGTCTTGAGGCGCTCTTCGGCGATCTTCAGCCGCGCCGACACGTTGCGGTGGTCCGTCTCGAGCTTGGTTTTGGACGAGACCTCCACCTTGCGCGCCTCGCTGGCCGCCTGGAACTCGCCGAGCCGCGAGTCCGAGCACGCCTCGAGGATGATCTCATCGCCGTCCTTGAAACCGCTGTACTTGTCGGTCACCAAGGCAGCGATGACTTCTGCTCTTGTGGTCTTTTCCATGGTTCATGTACTCCTGGTTTAGTGTTTCTGACAGCCGCACGTCGGTGCGGCCTTGTCGCCTGCTTGCTCCAAACTACGTCGCTTCTTCGCTGCCTCGATTGCTCTTTCCTGCTCCTCGGCCTCACCCTTGGTCTCGTGAGTGCCGAGCTTTCGAGTTCCGTCTTTCGTGTAGAGGTGCCACTTGCCGCCCTCGTGCCGAACCGTCGCCGTTCGAATTTCCGAGGCCGCCTTGCCTTCTGCCGTCGCGTACTTCTGAACGACCTCGACCGGCTCTCCGACGAGCGTCACGCTGCCGTCTTTGGCGACGGTGTAAGAAACCGAGTAGAGTTTCTCCTTCAACTGGACGATGACGTAACTGTCGAAGACTTCGCGGACGTAGGCGTAGTCGGAAGAAACGATCGACGCGCCCCCGTTTCCCGGCCATTTCTTGCCGACCGCCTCGTTGATAGCTCTTTGGCGCTGCTCGAGGGACTGCTCCGACAACCCGGTCAATCGTGACGCCATCATCTTGTAGTTGTTGCGATCGCACTGCGCGCCCAGCTTCACCGCGTGATCATGGACTCCCTGGATGATCTCAGCATCCTTCATCGAGTTCCGGGCGCCGAGAAGGACGCGGAGGTCTTCGAAGGCTTCCGCGATGATCAGATCGGATGCTTCAACCACGTCGCACTCGAACGCGGCAAGGGCCTTCGGTTCAAGCCCTTTCAGGATCTTGTCCCAACGTTTCGGAGCGTTATACTGTGCTCGCTCCTTTTCACGCGTGAGTGCGAACCGAAAGTCCCTGATGGCTCGTTCCTTTGCCGAGATCTGACGCGCCGTCCGTTCCGGCATCGAGTTGAACGCCCTCGTAGCCTTGTCGAACAGCTTCCCAGCATCCGGGGGGTTTTCCAACGCGCCCTCGACGATATTTCTGGCGGCCAGGGCCGGACTCTTGTACATATCCTCTTCGGACATCGAGTGCGCTTCTTTGAGCGAAGAGGAAAACGACGACTTTAAGTCGTCTCTATCGTCTTCTGACGTCTTCCGTACAGTCCTGACAGTATACGTCCCATCCTTGTTGTATTCCATCTCGTTTGAGACGTTCTTGCCCTGAGTGGTAGTCTGTCCCTGACCCATCTTTTCATAGTGCTCTCTTGCCTTCTTTTCCGAGGTGAATGTCTTCTCGATCGTTTCAGTCTTACCACCACCACCGGACGGCGCACTGCCGCCTATCTCTCCCGGCCTCCCCTCATGCCCGTGATGACCAGACCCTGGCCCTCCAAGCGCCCGCGGCCCGCCTTCCTCGAGCGCGTAGAGCTGCGCCGCCCTATGCGACCCGCACCCCATCTCGAGCGAGCACGCCCCGCGCCCGCGCGGCAAGAACGCCAGGTGATCACCCTGCGCCTTACGCCAGGACTTTTTGTACTGACGACCGTTATGCTGCGCGCCGCCGTTCGCCGTCATGACGTGCGCGCCGACGCTGATCTCGGACGCCTTCCCGGCGCGTATCCGCGCGAGCAGCTCGTGCTCGCCGAGTTGCTCCAGCCTCTCGGGATCGGCCCAGGCCTCCATGCCGAGGCGCGTGCCGTTCATCGCCGAGTTGAAGACCTGCCCGAACGCCTGAAGCTCCATCACGCGCGGATCGTTTGCCGAAACCGGCCGCCCATTCTTCATGGGGTGTCCAACCACCAGCGGTCGGCCGTTCCAGCTGTCGGCGGCCTCGGCCAGCGTCGCGGCCGGCACGAACTCCGGCTCGTCGGCGTTGACGGCGTGGATGATTCCCTCCATCAGCGCGACGACGGGGAACACAAGGTAGTCCCTGCCGTTGAGCTTCTCAGTCCGCACCTGTCCGGCCGCGCCGAGGAGATGGAGGTGGCGGTCTTCAAGTGTTTCGCTCATGATTTCAGCTCCTCTATGCACCTGCACCGCGGATGAAGCGGCGGCCCCTCGACGCTGTCGTGATAAAGCTCATCGAGCCCCACTTCCTCGCCGTCGTACTCGTCGCACTCCGGGCAAGCGTCGGGGAACGTCAACCAGCGGCGCTTCTCATCGCTGCCTAGAAACCCGCTTTCAACCTGTTCGTTCCAAGCTGCACGTTGACCGGCGTTAGCCGCCGCCATGACCTCGGTCTCGGCGATGGTCTGGGCGCGGGCGTCGTCACCCACGGCGTCCAGGATTTCATCGACGAGATCCTTCCACGCTTTACCCTTATCGCGTTCTTCAAAAGCATTTGCGATGGCCTCTGCAATTGCATCACGTGTAGTATCCGAAAGCCCTTTAGCTAACTTCGCCGCGTGCTTCTCCGCCCAGTCCTGAGCGTAAGAGGGATCGAAGAGTTTGGGAAGCTTCGCGCGCTTAGAGACATCGGCGCTCTTGCGGATGACGAGGTCGTCACCCGAGGCAAGCGTCTCAAGTTCGTCGTCTTTTTCGAATAAAATGGCAATGTACCGCGTGACGTACTCGTCACCGGATTCTAGTTGCTTCAATTTATCTGGATGAAGCATTTCATGACGGCCGATTCTTCCAACTCGAATGCTCTTGATCCACTCAGGCGGGATGCTCCCCTCGAACCTTTTCGCGCCAGTCACGAAGGACAAGTTCTTGTCTCGCTTCAACTGTTCATTTGCGATTGACGCAGGGACTTGAATCTCTATCAAGGCAACGTCTAAGTCTCCGCTTTCAGGAGCTAGTTTTACTGCAGCCTGTCGCGCCCAGAACATCGCCTCGTTTTCCGAGGTGGCCACGTAGACGTTGCCCTTCTTCGACTGGCGGTAGACGTTGCCGGCCTTTCCGGAGTCTAACCCATGCTTCTTGATCGACTCGACGGCGGCGAGGGTCGTCCCGTGGAAGACGATCGCGGCAGACCCGCCCACCTCCCCGGGCCTGCCAGCATGACCAAAGTTCCCAGACCCGGGACCGCCCAGCGTCTTGAGCGTCCCCTTCCCGGCCTCCACGAACAGCTTTGACAAAACCCCCGGCAGCACATCCTCGAGCGCCGCCTTGACCGCGTCCGGCACCCCACGCATCGCGGCCTGGACGTCGCGGATGCCTTTTGCGCCTTGTAGCCTTTGCCTATCGACGGCCCGCCGCCCCGCGGCAAACGCATGCTCGACGGCGTTCTTGACGCGCGCGTGGTAACTGTCGGCGATCGCGTGGAGGGGACGCTCGCGGCGGGCCAAGATTCGATCATCCTCGTCCGCGAACAGAACCCCGTACAGCGTCTCTGTCTTCTCAAGTGCGCGCCACTTGCCCGATTTTTGCATTCTTATAGAGGTGATCCATTCTGGCTTAACCTCTCGCAGACGAGTCGAGCGGTTCGGGTCAAGTTCATCCTTTTTGGTCTCGATTCCGACCGGCAGTCTTATCTCGAGGATGACCGGATGTCCTCTGGTTACTTCGGCAGCCCGCTTCGCGTAAGCAGTGGCCTCGTTTCTGGTAAACGCGACATAGACCGAAGCCTTGCGGCCAGCGATCTCGTAGTTCACGCTGTCCGACAGCCCGTTGTTCAACGCCCAAGAGTCGTTACCGGGACCAGCTAACGGCTTCAAGCCTTCCTTCTTGATCGCATCTACCGCCGCTGAAGACGTGCCGTGCCAGACGGTGATCTCCTCACGCAAGGCGTAAGCTGGCTCGTTGGCGCGTGACTCGAGGTCATCTCTCCGAGCCTGTGGACTCTCATCATAGGCCGCCTTTTCTTTCGGAGAAAGTTGTTGATATTCCTTCGTCTGCCAGTAACGTTTGCCCTCGGCCTTTCCCGGCCAGTCGCGACTGACTGTACCTTCGGCCCATCCTCCGGGTGCACTGCCACCTACCTCCCCAGGTCTACCAGCATGTCCGAAATTGCCGGAGCCGGGCCCTCCAAGCCCTCGTGCCTCAAACAACAGCAGGTCAGACATCTTGTCCGGCGTCCGCTTCGGCCAGTCGGCGTTCTCGATGAGGGCGTCGATGTTAATCAATCAGCCCTCCTCTCGAGACGACGTTCACGGAAAGCTTCCCGCCGAGCATCAAGACCTCGGCTTCCTTCAGGCAGCCGCGCCCAGTGACGGCGGTGCTCAGTATCTTGCCTACGGGAACCCGCGCCGCGAGGACGAAGGACGGTCCCCGCATGTAATGATTGTCGGCGAAGCTCTGCGCGACGGATTGGTCGGTAGTCCACGACGATGCTGGCTGCATCGTCACCTTCTGCGTCGAGCCTACCTTCAGTCCTGGGTCGCTCGCGAAGCTCTGCCCTCGATAGACGGTCACCTCGCTGATGCCGCGCTCCTTAAACCAGGCCTGGGTATGCTCGTATTCCGTACGGTTGTAAGCCCGGTCGATGTCATACTCCTGTTGGTTTGTTTGGTAGTAGGCCAGGTCTGTAGAGTGATATTCCATGTGGTCCATGGCAGCATCGTGAAGCAGGAACTCGTCCCTGATTGCCTGCTGCATCGATATAGCCTCTACATGAGAATCCCCAGACGTCGTCGCCCATCTATCAAGCCTGTCCTGGACAGCCGCCTCCGCCACATCGCGGTAACTGTTTGTGAAGCCGCTGTACTTCGTCCCAGTTAGCTCAGGGACGCGCGCCGCTAGATCTTTCGACAACGTCTTGACAACATACTCCTTGACCGTACCACGCTCGGCCGGTGCCGCGTGCGTGGGCCCGCCGTCTCGGAGGGGTGACAGCCCTTCGCCAGTCAACAAACCCTTCGCCTTGAGAATCTCTAAAGCCTGGTCGGTAATAGCTTTCTCGAGCGCGGCCCGCGTCTCTTCTGAGGGGGCCGAACCCCCGACTTCTCCTGGTCTGCCGGCATGACCGAAATGCCCAGATCCAGGCCCTCCCAGCACCCTCGGATCGGGCACCACAAGGTTCCACCGCCCGGCGTCGTAATACAACTGCTCTTTCAGCGTCACGCCCTCGCGCGCGAAGAAACCCTCAACTGCATGGTAATCATCCAGGTCAGGCTTCTCGTCCCACTTGACGCGGCCGTTCGAGTAACGAAAGCGCTGGCTGGCAAACCGCTTCTCGCCGAACAGTTGGTCGTGGTCGTTAAACTTCTCGGTCGAGTTCAGGACCTGAACGTCTCCCTGCACGCCTATGATGCCGAGGGCCGGCTTGCTGACGTCGAGCGTGCGATCGAAGAGTCCCGAGGGTGCGGAGCCGCCCACCTCCCCCGGCCTGCCAGCGTGCCCGTGATGACCAGAGCCGGGGCCGCCGAGGGTCCTGATCTTTCGACGCTGCCGCCTGATGAACACCACCCCGTCGGCCGGCTGGACGTATCGCTCGACGTTCATCGCTGCCTCAGGTGAACGAGAGGGAACGTCCGGCCTTGGTGCCGCACTCTGCCGATACCTAGAATCTGATACGTGTCGCCGTGCGGGAGCAACATCTCCATCTCACCCTCGATGGAGTGCGCGTGCCCGAACGCGATGCCATACTTCGCGTCGATCTTCAAGAGGATGCCATCAAGGTCGTCGCCGCGCGCGAAGCCGCCCGTCTTACTTCCCATGAACGCCGCGGCGACCTTCGGGTCGAACGACGTCGACTGGAAGCCGTTCAACGTGACCTGGTCTCCTTTGACGAAGTCCTCAACCTTCACGCCGCGCAGGCCGCGGTAGACGGTCACCGGCTGCTTGATCTTCGGCGCGTCGGCCATCGCGTTCTCGACCTCGGCCCCCGTCTTCGCGAGGTCCAGAAGCCTGTGGCCCCCGCGGGGCCGGTCGTCGTCGTCATCTTCGTCATCGTTGTCGTCATTCTCAGAATGATCGGCTAAGTCCAACAAGTCGGGGTTCTCCCGAAGCGCATTGTTCAAGCGGTCCGGAGCGTGGACATAATCATCCAAAGCCTGACGCATCTTCTCAAGGTCATCGTCCATCGAGGCCCCGTCGTCGAGCTTGTCGAGGAACGCGTCGTGGGCCAGGATCGCCTTCCACTCGGGCGTGTCGGGGTCGTCCTCGTCGAAGCGCGGGAGGTCCGTCTCGCCGAGGTCCGAGGGTGCGCTGCCGCCCACCTCTCCGGGTCTTCCTTCATGGCCGAAGTGACCGCTGCCGGGGCCGCCGAGGGTCTTCAACGACCCATCCAAAATGATGACGACAATCAGGTCGCCCTCGTCAAGGCCCTCGAGAACCTTGTACTTGAGCTTTTCGCCGCCCGTCTGATACGGAAATTGTCCCTCGCGGAGCTTGTCTATCTCGCGGGCGCTGTAAATTCGAACTTCCTTGATGAATTTGGACGGAACTGTTTTTGAGCCCTGCGAGTAGTGATACGTTCCTGGATGATGTTGCTGCCCTGTAACGTTGAAAAACTTTGCCGCTTCCTTCGACAAAACGACGACGGCAACATCGTCCTTCCCAGTAGACTGCGACGCGTAGTTCAGGGCCAAGTCGAGCTCATGCGCGACGTAGACCCTGCCGCCGTGCCCCGGGCGGAGGCCCTCTTTCTTGATCTTTTTGGCAACGTCAAGGCGGGTCCCGTGGAACGTCTCGCCGGAAGCGGAGCCGCCTACCTCTCCTGGTCTTCCGGCATGTCCGTGATGCCCACTCCCGGGGCCGCCGAGAGCCTTCAACCGACTAACAGACTTAATCGGCTTCGCCAACGACAGCGCATCGGTCTGTATGCCCTTCGAACCATGAAAGACCGGATAAACGCTTCCTGCCGGTGTCTCGACCCTGAACACGACTGGCTGATCGCCCTCGCGTCGCACCTTGGCGATCTCCAAGGCGTATTCCGGGGTGAGGGCCAAGTTGCCGAATTTCAATCCTTCCGCCTCGATTTTGCCGGCGCGGCTTTCCGTCGTCCCGTGGTAAAGGACCAAAGACTCGGCGTTCACGTAGTATCGGCCCTGCTTTTCCCAGCGAATGCTACGGTTCTCGACGGTGTTGCTTAACCCTTCCGGCAAGTCGGCACCGGGCGCACTACCGCCTACTTCCCCGGGTCTGCCAGCGTGACCGTGATGACCAGAGCCGGGCCCACCCAGCAGTCGCAGCCCAACGACAGCGCGCGCCAGCAGCCTGGAGGCACGTCTCGGCTCAAGCGGCAGCTGGAGCATCAGACGACCCCCACGATGACGACGTCGTACGAGGCCGAGGCCCCGGCGGCATTCGCTACGTTGATCAAGTCCGCGCTGCCACCAGTCACCGCGACGCCCGCGGCCGACGGGTCAACGAAGACGAAGATCCCGCCGGGCGTGAGAACGAGCGCGTCGCCAACGGCGGAGAGGAATGGTAGCCCGTTTGCTGGACGACTAACCGTCAGGTTCGTCGTGTTGGCCGCTAAGGATTGAATAGCTATCGCCTTGATCTTCGTAAACACAAGCGACGTGCCAAAGAGGTTCGTCAAGCTGCCCGAGACGTCCAAGTCCTCGCTCGCGCCCGTCGTCAGCGTGCGGCGCTTCGAGTAGACGTTGTTCGCCTGGCCGAGCCCCGTGCCGTTCGCGAACAGGGACTCGAGCGTCAAACGGAGCTGGTCCTTCCCGGACGAGAAGTCGCCGGCGTTTATCAGGTCGGTGTCGACCTTAACGCGTATGGAGCCGGTGAAGGTGGGCATACTACCGTGACCCCTTCAACTTGTCGGAATGAGCGCGGGCAATCGCCTCGGTCGCCTGCTTGCGACCAACCTGACTTGCTACGGTGTTTCCTTCGTAGACCGCGTTGAATCCCTCTTGGGACCTCATCTGCTGCGCGCCATGAACAGTCTTGAACCCGGTATAGGTCACCGGCTCGAGCGTGCCGATAGTCTGCCCACTATGTTGAACCGAGTAGCCACCGTCGTCACGCTTGACCAACTTGGCAGACGCAGCGATGGCCTCTTTTCGAGTGGGCTCAAGCTCATTCTTCAGTCTTTCTTGCTCGGCAATGAGCGGCTCAATTTCCCTCATCCGCGCCTTAATTTCCTTTGCAGAGTTACCGCCGCCGCGGCTCGAAATCTCCATGATCTTTCGGTCAATTTCATTAATGCGCTCGGCGGCAGCTGATGGCGCGCTTCCGCCTACTTCTCCAGGTCTTCCTTCATGACCAAAATTACCTGAACCGGGTCCACCAAGCATTCTATTGACCCCGATGATCCTGTCGATGACTTCCGTGTTGTTGACCTTGATGGCCTCTTCGAGTACCCGCACCAGCTCATCGTCATACGCTTCTGTGTCCGCGCGCATCGCTAAGTCAATCTCGACATCCTCGCCCTCCGCCGGGCTGAAGACTATCGACCCGACAGACGCGTTAAGCCCCGAAAACAAATCATCGTTGTGGTCGTAGGCCGTGTACTTTTGCCCAAGCCCCGGCTTAACGTAGGCCAGCGTGGCGTGCGGCACGTAGGTCGGGTGCGTGTCGGTGACTTCCAGCCTGTCAGCGAGCCGCTTGTTCAGGTCCTCGAGGTCCGCGCTCTTGACCTCGACATACACGACGTCGTATACCGGCGCACTGAAAAACGCAAGGTTGCCGAGTGCAAGCCGAACTGGACCCGGATGACCACCCAGCGCAGCGCGGACAGCCGCGGCGTCGTTCGTGTGGATGCCGTACTTGACCGTAACATGCGGCTGAAGCTCGACCCCGTCGTCAGCTAAGTCCTCGCGTGGGATAGAGAGCGCATACTTTAGCAACTTCTCGCCGATGACGCGCGGGAGGTTGACCTGCGTCGACGAAAACTTCGTTCCCTCCGCGGCGGCACGGATCCGCGGGTCGGCTGCCGCGCGCGGGAACCGCTCGTCGCCATCTATTTCTTTTTCAGGTGCCGGCGGCGGCGCGGGCGGGACGAGCTCGATCTCATCTTCCTTCAGCGGCTCGAAGTCATACCAATGTGACCGCGTCTCGGCCGTCGTGAACACCGTCGAGCCCTGCGTCCTGTTGACCGCGGCCCACTTCTGCGCGCCCTGCGCCCGCTCCTCGGACGTCAGGGTCTGGATGGTGGACCACTTGACGATGTACGTCTCCGACGGCGGCAGGTACCCGTACTTGATGAGCCGGTCGGCCAGCTGTCGGACGATGTAGGGCCCGGCGTAGGCGTTCTGCCGGCCGACGATTTGGTCCTTCCAGTTCTCGCGGTCCTGCGACGAGGCCAGCTCGCCCATCTCCGATCCCGTCAGGATGCGCTTCGGGATACGCTTCGCGCCAGCGATCTGCGTGAGGATCGCGTCGGCGTTCCCGCCGAAGTCCGAAACGTCCGAGCCGAGTGTGTTGATATCCACGCCCCGCGTCCTGAACATCCGCCGCATCTGATGCGCGTACTCGTCGGCCTGCGTCTGAAGACTAGCGCGCTCAGAGTCGGACATGTCGCCCATCGACTTGTCGACGTTGAGATGCATGCCCTGGTTCGCGCGGAGCCAATGAGCCTCAGAGCCGCCGCCGGTAACTTTGTCGAGGTCATCAAGCAGATTCCACACGCGCTCGAGGCACGGCTGCCCATAAACGTCGTTGTCGAGGCAGCCCTCGGCGATGTGGATGATCCGGCTCCAGTGAACTTCCTTCTGGAAATCCGGATTGTTGATGTCCGTGCGCCGCAAATTGTAGGCGCGCGGCAGTCCGAAGCGCGGGTTGTGCGGGTCGTCCTCGAACGAGGCGATCGTCGCGTCGCCGTCGAGCGTCGCTATCGCGCCCCTGTTCTGCGTGCCCGGCCCGCCGCCGCCGGCGAACGGCCAGAGCCCGATGAGCTTCTCGGGCTTACCCCGCGGCAGCTCCTGGTCGAGGGCGCCATCCTGCGAGCCGATGAGCACGACGGAGTAAGTGCTAAGCTGCGACAGAATGTCGGCGCGGAGCAGGATGGACGTAATGTTCAGACGGCGGTCGAGGTCGTCCCAGGCCTTCTCGAACGCGGTGACGTTCTTCGGGTTGTCGTTCTCCTCGAGCCAGACGTCCGAGCGCCAGGTGGCCTTGGGCAGCGCGTCGACGACCGCCCCAGCGATTCCGCCGCGCGCGTAGCGGTCGTGGTAGTCCTTCGTCGTGAGCTGTCGCTGGTAGCCGAGGACCTCGTACGTGTCGCGCTTCGTCCCGAAGGTGACACCCGCTAGGCGCATGAACTGCGCGCGGTCAAGAAGAATGGAAGTCGCCGCGCGGAACTCCTCCGCGGACCTGAAGGACGTGGGCGCCGAAGGCGGCAGCGCGTCCGTCAGGATGATGCGCGAGGCGCCGTTGCCGTTCGTCTGTTCAGATGGCACGGGCGAGCTCCTCCGGCTCGTTGTCCTTGATCACCCTGGCGTGCTCGACGCAGAAGACGCCGGACTCAAGGCTCCGCTTGTGCGACTCCTCGCGGCAGCGCGGGCAGGTCAGCGCGCCCGAGGCCATGTCCGGATGCAGCTCCTGGCGCCGGTGGTAGCGGCAGTGCTTGGTCATCACCTCTTGTGCGCCTTGCGAATCCACGAGAAACAGAATCCGACAGGCCCAGCCGCCAGCGCGATCCAGCCTGCCGTCGGCCCGATATTGCGGGTCAAGGACCAGTATGGTTTGCCGCCGTTTTTCAAAAGGCTCGTGGTCGTGAATCTGATCTTCATCATGCCCGCCTCCCGTGCTTCCCGCACGCGCATTTGTCGGCGAACACGGCGAACTGATGAATCCCGTTGCCGCACAGTGCCGTAAACGCGGGGTCGTGTGGCACGACGGTAAACCATCGCCACTCGCGCGCGTGCTCGTCGTAGACCTGGATGCGGACGGTCATCGGGCCAGCGCCTTCGCGCCGTGCGACGCAACAAGGTGCTCGTAGTACGCGTCCTTGACGCGGTCGTCATTGCGCGCGGAGATCGGCCAGCCGCAGTGCGGGCAGCGGGTCTTCAGCAGCGCCGTCGCGATTCGTTTATCGACCGAGATGGGCGTCAGTGCGACCATGACGTAAAATCCTTCGATGTTCATACGCGTTCCAACAACAAACGAATGAACGCCCACGCAGCGAGCAACGCCAGGTCGTGCTCCTGCGGCGACGAGATGTAGCGCGTCAGCCGATCCTCGAGCTTGGCGGCCTCAGCTTCGCACCGCGCCTCAAAATCAGCGAATGTCATCATCGTCGATACTTCCTGAAGCCGTAAACTACCGCCCCGAGCACCAGCAACGCACCGACGACGCCTATGAAGTCGAAAACTATGTCGCCCATCTCACCTTGCCGAACCCGGCGGAAGGCTTAAAACGTCACCCACTCCTTCGGCTTCCGCAACTTCTCGACCGCGTAGCGCAGCGAGTCGATCACGTGGTTCTTCTTGTCCTCAAGCACAGGCATGACGATGTCCGTCTGCGGGTCCGTCTTATAGGAGTACATCGTCAGCTCTTCGATCGTCTTTTCGCAGCGCGGGTGGACCTTGATGTCGTAGCCCTGTAGGAAAATTACGCCTTCCTTGACCGAATCCTTGCCCTTGATCGCCGCCTCGAGCCTCGGGAACCCGTGGCGCTGCAGATAGGCAATCGTCTCAGGCCGGGCTGAGTCAGCTACGACCGGCCACTCGCGACACCCGGGCACCTTGTCGAAGAGCGCCGGTATGTGGTCGATCTCGCAGCCTACCTGATATGCTTCGTAGTCGACGTAGAGCACCTTGCCGCGCGCGAAGCACCTGATCAGCACCGTCGGGTCGACGCTGTAGCCCCAATCCCCGCCGTAGTAAAACACCTCGTCATGCCGTAACTCCGGCCAATCCTTAACTTTCAACACCTCCCAATTCTTGAAGACCCGCGCCTCAGACTTCCGCTCGTAGCCGCCGAGCCACACATGGGCATATTTCTCAGGGTCGCGCGCCTGATCGCGTTTCACCTCTTTAAGCAATACCTTGGGAAAATGTGGATTTTCCTTATAGGAAGACCCGATGATGATCGCGTCGTCAACCGGCTGCCACGGCGGCAGCTCAGGACTCCGCGGAGCGTTGCCGCGGAACAGATTGTCGACAGGATCTTTCGGAAACCGTGGATTCCACGAGAACCAAATTTCCGAGTGTGTCCCGTCCGGATATTCCTTGCGGATCGTCGGTCTTAAAAGCTCTAGTGAACGTTCCGAGCATACTTGCGCCTCTTCAAACCACGCGCCATCAAACCCCTCTAAAGACTTAATCGACTCCGAGGTGTGATTGTTCATCCCCTGAAAGATGATGCGGCCAGCGCCAGGCGTCTCGATGTGATTCATCATCACGCGGAAGTACCGGCCTACTTGATATTCTTCTATTTTGTCCTCAAGCAGCCGCTTAACAGACTCCTCCAACGTAGTTTGAAATTCACGTACGCAGACCCAGCGTGTCCCCGGCCGTTCGAGGGTCCTCGCTAGCAACAGCTCGGCAAACGTGTGGGATTTTGCCGAACCACGGCCGCCATACAGTCCTTTGTAACGTGCCGGCCGTAGGAGAGGCCTAAAAACCTCTGGAATTGTTTCGTTGTTGACGAGCTTCTGTTCTTGTCTGCGGCGAGACAACTCACGCTCGACGGCGAGCAGCTCGACTGAGATCTGCTCAAGCGACGGCGCCTGCTGAAGCCCAGACGTCAATGAACGCCCTCCGCCTCGAGGGGTTCCGAGGGTTCATCTTCGACTGGCTGCCCGGCCTGAGCCTTCCGCATCTTCCGCGCCAGAGAGACGAGGGCTAGAGCTCGCTCCTCAAGTTGCTCGACGGTCATGTTCTCGATTGCCGTTTTGTCTGTGACTTCTATCTTCTCGACGGGCTTGCCGCAGGCATACGCGTAGAACATCTGCTCGATTGAAGGTGGGAGGTCGTCCATCGTGATTCGTCGATAGACAGATTCGCGATACTCGCGGCTGCTCAAGACGCCTTGGCAGAAATCTTCCGCGCTCTGAGGGGTGATGTCAGGAGAGAACGACGACTCCGCTGGTGCATCCGCCTGCGGGTCTAGGACACCGAGAAACTCGGCGAGAGATTGGACCTTTTCCACCGGTAATTAGAAGGTAAAGCCAGCGGAAATGGCTGTAAAGTGTAATGATGTTAAAAGAAATGTACAATTTTCGCTAGGTGTAATCCTTTCTTCGCGTTTCGGTCATCATCGCTTACAACTTCGCTTACAACGAATCGCGTGATTTCCGAGGCTGGGTGTACGCTTTGTCTTCTTGTAATACTTGTAATCTTTGTAATGTAAGTATAAAGA